GAACAGTCGTATAGTGCGCCATTTGCAGTTAGTACCAATCCTGACAATATCACGCCTTTTATAGGCGTATTTGGCAGTACATAACGGCTATTGTAGGCTTTCGCCAAATCCGTTACGCTCGCCTGTACCTGTGTCAGGTCTTCGTTTTTGCGCGGGTGTCCGCCTGGTTGAATTTCTAATTTTTTCATTATATAATGTCTTGGAATTGCAAAATAAATCTTCGCCCAGCAGGGCGATAGGTATTTAAAAAATTTTCAATATCCACCGCATTTGCGTTATAAGCGGTGGGTACGGTTACAAAGTATTCGTTATGAAAAACGTACTCGGTTGAGTACCACTCATAAGTAGCAGGTTGGGTTTCGTTTATAAAAAAATCAAACTCTTCTTGCAAATGATGCTCACCTATAAAAGACGAATACGTAGTTGGGTAGTCGTCATATTTTGTATGAATATAAACCTTATACCCGTTCTGTCCGCCCACGTTTGGGTAGCGGAGACGCAACTCATATTGCAGCGCGTAGGTTTCGGGAACGAGGCTTGTATAGGCAATTATTTGCGCATAATACGCCACTAATTGCGCCCATACATTTTCCGTTGGTGCAAGCAAAACAGTTGCCCAAGCCACCATAATTTGCTTTCGCAAAAAAGGAGGGAGCAAGCGTTTTACTAATAGGTAAAAATCAAATGTAAACATATTTATTGGTACATATTTAAGGTGATAAGGTCGCCGTTTGCGCCTGTGCCTACTTCAAAATAACCTGCATCAGATTCCACATTATTAGTTGGTATGATTTGGTAGCCTAAGCCCAAATCAATACTCATCTCATCTACATAAGCATCTATCACACCGACCACATTTCCAATTAGGTAATCGGTTAGCAAGCCTTTTGACAGGCTTTGTTCAAACTCTAAATTAGAAAGGTAAGTTTTGATGCCCTGCACTACAGCCGCCTTAACGGTCGCCTGTGCGCCCGTGTATCGGACGCTGATGCGCAACGCAACCAAGTCAGCCGTTTGGCTAATCACATCTATATCTGTGCCTACTATTTTGTGATTTTTGATAAAATTGCGTAATTCCTGCACCTCTGCTATTTCTAAATTGACAATCCCTGTAGCGGACGATTTCGCTACTTTTATAATGACTTTTGTGCCACGCTCTTTGATAGCGCAGCGCGATACGATATTGATACCCGTTGGGCTGTATGCCCAATCAAAAACCATTGCCCGATACCACGCTGCTGTGCCGATAATTTGCTGCGCAGCAATCTGCGAAATTTCAGTTTTTGTTTTATCCCACTGCACGTAGATTATTTGATGAGCAACGGCTACGAGCCACACCCACAACCGCCAAATAGCCGTATTGCTCGGCGAGTTGAGCGGAGCCAAAAGCGGCTCCGCATTTTTGGCAGCGATAATGTCTGCCTCTATTTGTGCGATAGTTGGTACTGCCATTTTTTAAAAAGGTGGTTAGCGTTCCGTTTCAGGGTTGATAGTAATACCCAAGCCGTCTTGAGTAGTGCCAAGTTTGAAATCAATTGTAGTATATCCATCATACTCCAATTGGAGTTGAATGCGCGTGCGCAGCGCGAGGCGCGTGAGTTCATCGGCAGGCGCATTGATGCTACTACCAATGCCTACGCCTACCATCGGCATATTTTTATATGCACCTTTTTCGGCAATTAGGATATGTTGAATGTGCCGCTCATCGCTCATATCTCCCACAAAGTCGCCATCTGCGATAAGCAGGTCGTGCTCATCTGTCAGTTGTATATCGTAGGCTTTCATTATTTCAATTCTATATTTTGTGAAAGGATATTTAGCACAGGGCGCGGTGGCGCGGCACTCAATATTGGCTGTGCCATACTATTATAAGTCGTACCGCCATCGCCAATTGCCGCCGCCACGCTTGCGGCAAAGGCTGGGTTTTGTAGTAGCGCATACAATTGGTCTATGCGGTCACAGATGCTGCCCAAGTCCGTTTTTAGGGTATTTCCGAGTACGGCTTTTTCGCCCGTTGCGGCATCGCTGCCCAAGTACATTGCACCGTCTTTGATGCAAAACTTCATCGAGCCTATTATTATTAATATCTTTTCTACCTCCGAGTATTCCACTACTACTGTGCTGCCCGTTGCGTGATTCAATACCGCAACCAAAACAATGCTCTCTACTTTTGGATAGACCACTACACCTGTTGTGCTATTATCCGCAATGCTGCGCAGCGCGACCCCGAATAACTCCGCGCTATCGTCTAACGGCTCGCAGTCGCAGGTAGCGGCTGCTTCATCTACCGCTTTTACCATTGCTAATACCATGGTAGGCGGTTCTGTTCCTACAAGTTTTTTTAAGAGCTCTTTCATACTACGTTTTTGCGCCAACTGTCACCTTCCTTTTAAAACCATTCGTGCCGAAGGTGGTCTGCACTTTATCAATAAAATAAGAGCCGTTTCGCTCTTTAAAAAAGTCGTCTTGTATGTCAGCCGTATAACCGTGTTCTATGTATGGTAAGCCCATCGTGGCGAGCGTACCTTTATATCCACTTACTTTCATACGCTCAAGCGCATCTTTTAGGCGTTCTTTCATTACTGCCTCGCTGATATTGTACTCGTGGAAAGTATGGGTTTCGCCTTCGCTATCCCCGTAGTTTAACTTTTTTTGTTTGCCGTCAGGCATTGTAATAACGCCTTCCAATTTCAAAAGCGCATCTTCTTTATTTCGCCACGTGAGGTCAAAACCGTCACGCGGTATGTTTTTTTGTACGTGATAAAATCCTTTTTTGGTAGCATCTCCAGACCAATTGAGCGGGTAAGCAAAACCCACATTCAATACGCCGTGTCTGAAATATACCTTTTGCCCTGTGCGCTCACCGAGTTTTTGCAGGTCAGCGGCAACAGTGCGCTCCGTCAGACGGTACGCGCCCATTTGTATATTGTTGGTATTCAATTGAAAATCGTTGCCTACGAGCCTGCGCACTACTTCACCAAGCGAAGTGCTTTTCCAAGCGTTTAATTTGCCTTTCTGTACCGATGGGCGTTGCTTCAGCAGCCACATCGCGTCTTCGCAGTTGATAATAAGCGATATGCTCGGCTGCACATCACGTACATAACCCCTAAATTCCTCTTTTTTATCATAGCCATCATACCATAAAAAAACGCGCACTTCATCACCCGCTTTTATCGCATCTTTGATTTTTGTACCATGTAGTTGCAATTCACGTGGTATAGTGATTTTGCACGTGTCCGTCATGCGTTTCCACGTGCTTTCTATCTCAATTTCTACACAATAATCAAATAAAAGCACTTTACCAGTTGCTTTTGATTTTATGTATATTTCGCATTTCGGTCTGAGCATTATAAAAGGCGTTTGTTTTTTATTGACCGTCTCCCCTCCTCTGGAGGGGTTGGGGGAGGCTTTAATCTTGGTTTGAAATGACAAAAATTCTTCTTTTGCGCAATTCGCGCATATATTGTGGACGCTCAACGACTGCCTCCTTACGTATGAGCAAGGTATCGCCGACTGCAATAGTCGCGTTGAGGTTTTGTATTTTCGTCGGATTGTCGGTTTGTAAGTAGTGAACAGCATCTACGCCGCCATACTCTTGTACGGCTATACCGTATATATTTTGTCCCTCTTGCACCGTTATTGTTTTAAAATCCATATTAGTAGGGGCGACTCTTGTGGTCGCCTTATAGGTTATCAGGAAAATTATTGAGTTCTTTTATCTCAAAAGGCGCATCACTCATCGCTGTAATTATGAATGCCTGTACTCCAGGAAATGCCTCTGTAGCAGGTAGTGATATGTCTTTAATCACTATTTGATAAATCTTTAATATTTCACAGATTTTGTTTGTTATCGGTATAGATACAGGTGCTTCTTTGATGCGATTAAGGTAGCGGACAATATTTTCAGGGTATAATTTTGGTGCATCATCATCAATGATGATGCCTTTTATCGTAATTTGCCAGTCGTCTAAGCCGATGTACTCCTTAATTGTACCGTTGCGACCTGTTACTTTAGTAGTAACAATCTCTTTTGTCTGCTGAAATTCTATCAATGTGGCAGGCGGTAAAGTAAAGCCACTGGTAAAGTAGTCTTCTACCGCCTCAAAGCGCACAGGCATCATAATAGGTGTACCAAGTCTGCTTGTTGTATGTAGTTCTTCATCGCCTACCCAAGTTTTTACGCCCTTGTAATCGGTCAGCGCACCTGCCAAACCTGCCGAAGCCACTACGGGTTGGTAGCGGTATTGGTCGCCAAAAGCGGCGGTAAACAATTCTCTAAGGTTATAGTTAGGCATAATATTGGATTGCTCCCTCTCCACTTGGGGAGGGATAGAGTGGGGCTTAAAAGCAAGGGCTGACCGAAGCCAGCCCTGCTTTGCAAACGGAAAAAACAAACGAGTTGGCGAATTTACGTAGTAAGCCGCTTTATATTTTGAGTTCGTTTTCGGGTCGGATTATTCCGATAGATATTAGATACTGTAGTTGCCGCCATTTTTCGTAATACACGTGGTCGGGCAACTGTTCGGGGAAAGGGATATGGAAAAAGTAAGTGAGCAGCGCGTTTGCCTTCGGTATAAAGTCGTAACCGACTGATTCGCGAATAGGCGTTGCGCTGTCTAAACCTTTTTTACGCCACCCTCCAATATTTCAATACACGCACCTGCTTGTACGCTTGCTGCAATGCGCAATTTGTCTTCTGTCAAAAGACATTCATCACCGCCTACCCAGCAGTTGGCGAGTACCAAGTCGTTCGCCTCCAATTGCTCGCCTGCGCTATACAAGGACATTGCACGACCCGTAATGATACGGTCTGCCGACTTCAAAAAGCCAACTGCAACCGCCGTTTTTTCGGGTGTAGTATAAACGTATATTTGATGCAAAACATCAGTACGATGCTCTTTCTTCCATTGCACAATTTTATCGGCATCAATGCCGAGCGATTCCAAACACGCATTGATAAGCACTTCTAATGCCGTAGTATCAGCGTTTGATTTTTGATTTTTCACGTTATAAAAAATTAAAGATTAGATAATACGCCTCGCGGCTTGCCTTATTTTGGGGAGGCTACTACGCGTTCCAGTTGATGTCTGCAATAACTAAATCAAGTTTGACCTCAATGACAGTATCGCCTTGTTTTACATCGCGCCCGTTATTTTGGAACTCGCAAGCCAAAAGCGTGTGACGAACAAATTTTGTACTGCCTTTTGCTTGGTACACCACTTGTACATCAAAAGGCTCAATGTCTGTTAATGACTGACCTTTTGCAAGTTTGTCTTGTATTGCGTCCACCTCCTTTGAGGTCAGCGTTACAGCGGCGGTGTACTCTTTGTTCCCATATCCACGACTGACAGGCTTATCGCCTGCGCCATAGTTATCTTTTTTTTCTTGCTTCTCCTCGTAAGATATGGCAGTTACACCATTGGGCGAAGCACCCAAAATATTGAGTTTTATGCTACTCCAGCCTGCTTCAATGCCGTTGATAAGTGCCATTTTCTATTGAGTTATTGCGGCGGTTAAGCCAATGTTTACGATAATTTCGCGTGTAGTGCCGAGCGGCACGATGCGCAGTTCAAGGGTAAGCGTACTGAGTTGCACAATATTTTGTGTTGGATTTACGTACACATCATAAGCACTAATTTCACCATTATTCTGCATTCTACCCAAACGAGCAGTACACAATGATTCAAAATATCCTGCCGAGTCAGGTGGAATAGTACCATCTGCATTCATTTGGTAAGAGCCATTGATAATAGGCTGAAGCCCAATGTAACACTGACGAATTGCTTTATTGACGATGCGGTTGTTTTCTATACAGAAGTAATCGTCCGTGATGGCAATGCAGGTTGGGCTATCACGCCAAAAAACACCACTGTTACCCACCAATTTTCGCGCAAACAAATAGCCTTTATCCGCAAGGGTTTGCTGGTCAGCATCTGTCATTGTGCCTACAGCAGCATTATTACTAAAGCCAGTGCGCTGCCATTTTTTTGCGCCAAGCAAATTATAGTTTTGCACCCAACCAATACAATGCCCTACATTTGCCTTACTGACTGTACCGAGTGCTGTGCCTATTGCGGCATGGGCTTTTAGTACACTGTTGGCGGTGGTAGGAATAGCGTCTAAGTCTTGACCGATTACAATGGTCACGTTTTTGGCGGAAGGACTTACTGCGCGTAGATTTAACGCATTGCCTGCTGTGCCATTAAAGGAGCGTCCTTCTAACAAGATTTGTACGGGGCGTTTTTGTAAAAACTCCTCGTTAGACAAGCCTTGTGCTAATGGTATTGCACTTACAACATCAGCATCTAAGCCCGTTGCGAGTGAGGGGTTGTAATTTGCTGCATAACTACAGGCAATAGCCAATGTTTGAATTTCGCCTTCTGCGTCTATAAGTAGTTGTTTGGCAAACTGTGTGTTTGTTTTTGATGCCAGCGGCGTAAGACCAATGCCAACAGCCGCAAGGCGCAGCCACAAAATACCACTCGGCGACATACGGAAAAACTCCGTAATATGGTAGTACACAAGGCAATTATTAGCGGTGTCATAAGCCGCATTGATGCCATAGCGTTCTGCATCTTTTACGTTTTTGAGTCGTACACTCGTCAGCAAGGGCAGTGCAACAGTCGTTGTCGTTGCTGTTGTTGCTACCCCGCTCATCATAAGTCCGCAGACATTATCAATGCTCGGTGCAACGCGCCCTAAACCGCCCGTAACGACATTGAAGGTTACATTATTGTTAGCCATAGCCTATTTTGATTTACGAGTGAAAGTTTCAAAAACACCATTGCCTGCCACATTTGCCAAACCTTCTTGGTCAAAAACAAAGGCAATCGTACCATTATCCGTAACAAATATTTTTTGGGCAGTTTTATTGCCTTCAAAATAAGTGTCAGCCGCTTTTTTCATACGAGTAGCCACAAGTTTAATAGTAGCCGCATCGTCTTTGGTATTCTTTGCGGTCAATTCTGCGTTTTTTGTCTGCAATACTTCTATCGCAGCCTTTACTTGTTCTTCAGTTGCCTCAGCATCTAAGTTCAAGAGTTCTAAGATGTCTTTACTCATCGGATATTATAAGATTTATACCCGCCGCCGCCTGCGCTATCAAGTGCTGCGCACGGCTGATATTAGTGATTTGAAAAGGAGAAAACGCTGCCTACTACGGTGTGAGCAAAACCAACGCCTGTGTACGGTCGTCTTGGATATATCCACCCGCTCTTACGCGCATAGAGTACCACGAGGCTTGGTATTCAGGGTCATCAATACGGTCGTACATTTTAGTTGTACCCAACGCCTTTGTCCATGTTTTTTGGGCAATATAGGCAACCGCACACGATGCTGCGGTAGTAGGTACATTCAAAGTGCCAAATGGCACTTTGGTAAAACCATTGGCAATGTCACCTGTGTAATCTGCCATACCCGAACGCGATTTGAACGTCCAGCCCCACATCGTTACTTGGTCAACGGTCAAACCAACCTGTCCTGCTTGATTGACAATAGCACCACGCAATGCCATTTGATTGCGGAGAATTTCGTTACCCATTACAAACTCTACATACGCATCGGGCGAAAGCATAATAACGCGATTCGCTTTTGGCAATTTTCGCATATTAAATGCCATTGTGAGTTTGGCAGCATCGGCTTCCGTAAATTTCTTTAAAACACGATTTGTGCCGTCCATTGTGGTAAAGGTATCCGTACCCGAAGCCGTAAAAAACACACCATTTGTATTTACACTTGTTGGCATACCCAATGACCACAAAAACTCATCACCAATGCGCTCATTGAGTTGCGCTTTGTCCTCCATAATCATGGATTGACGCTTTTGGTAAGGGAGCAATTCAGCCTCCTCATCAGATATTTCGCGGACATCGGTTGCGTAAGTATTCAACTTGTAGTTTACAGCGGTATCTATACGCTTGGTGCGTAAAAGCGGATACACTGGACTGGAGATAACATGGGTAGGCGCACCCGCTTGAGCATCGTGAATAGTGTCATAAGCCACATCGCCACTACGGTCAATACCATCAGACATAAACGAATCATCGTTGAAAAAATTTTTACGCAATTCGCCTGTCCATAATTGCTTATCTAAGGGCATCTTTATTAAAATTGAAAAGTGAAAGAATTTGAATAACCCTATGGGTTGAGTTTGGTAGCCTCCCTATTGGCAGTCGCTGACCGCGCTGTAGGTTTGGGCTTAGTAGTCGCCTGTGCTGCATCACAATCCTTACGGCGAGCGGCAATGTACTTGGCTTGTGCTTTATGACGGCAGAGGCTGTCAATTTTACGGCTGATAGCCTGTTGTTCGGCTTCCGTAATCGGTTGCGAAAAATCAAAACACGGTGCGCTACACGCATAATCCACTTTGTCATCGGCACTTGCGCCTTACCCTGTCCGCAACTTTGCAGACTAAACGTAATTAAGAAAAAAAGAAAACTAAAATGTTTCATTTTTGATTGGATTTACACGTCTCTATTTCTTTTATCAAAGCCCAAGTATCTACGCGGTAGATACTGTCTTTGTAGCGCAATTCGTTTTTACAGTCTTTTTTGTCTGTCTGCAAATTCGTTACAATAAAGTAACCGAATCCGAAAGCCAACACAAAGTAAAAACCAACTTCTACTGCTTTTTTACGAAAGAAAGAGAAAAATAAGGTTAAAAATTTTGATAGCATAAATATTAAACG